TTACAAAGGATTTTCTACCCCTGAGCTAGAGCTAGAGGTTGGACTGTCGAAGAAGTGTCGAAAATCCCGAGCGGGGCCATAGGCTAACACGTCCTGCAGGTGATCGGGTGCCAGGTGGGCATAGCGCATCGTCATGGCCAGGCTGGAGTGACCTAGGATCTTCTGCAGCGTAAGAATGTTGCCTCCATTCGCTATGAAGTGTGATGCAAAGGTGTGCCGCAGCACGTGGGATTTCTGGCCAGCAGGTAATTCCAGTCCAGCACGCGAAACGGCTTCATCGAACCGATCACGGCAGTTACTGAAGGCACCGTGCTGTCGTAGATGATCGCGAATGCGATCTGCCAGCTTCGGATCGATGGGCACTACACGCCGCCGCTTCGACTTCGTGTTCACGAACTGGAGCATTCCATCGCCCACCCGACTGATCGTCAGCCCTTGTGCCTCACCCCACCGGCAGCCCGTAACCAAGCAGATCATGGCGATCAGCTCAACATGCGGGTGCGTCATGCTACGCAGCACCTGGAAGAGCAGGTTGATCTGCTGTGCGTCGAGGTACGACAGTTCCCGCTCTTGCAGCCGTATCGCGCGGAGCAGGGCGAGCGGATTCTCGAACTCGATTTCACCGAGTCGCCGCAGTTCATTGAACAGCGCCCGCAGGTAGGACAGCTCATTGTTCATCGTTTTCGGGCTGATGCCGGAGGCGAGGCGCTTGGCGCGGTACTCCGCGAAATCGGTAGCAGTGAAGGCTATGGCCACAGGGTCTTTCAGGCGTTCGACCATGCGATCCATGATGACGCGGCGACCTTCGTAGTCGGCCAGCGAACCACCATGCAGACGCCCCCAGCATTCCACCAGTTGGGAGAGACGGCGACGATCCTTCGGTTTCGGTGACCATTGCGGGCTTTCGATCAGCTTGGATCGACAGGTAGCCTCGAAGCGCTGAGCTTCGCCCTTGGTCTTGAACGTCTTGCGGAATCGCTTGCCCTTGATCGGCTCAACATCGACCCGCCAGCGGCCGTCAGGAAGTGCCTGTATCGCCATCAGACGGCACGCCCCCATCGCACGTGTCGTTCCTGCAGCAGATTCTTGATGTGCTTGTAGAGGTCGCGCTCGCTCATGTCCTTGGCGGCGTAGTGGTCGCGGATCACTGGCCAGCATTCCCATTGCTTCAGTCGATCAAATGCGGTCTTAGCGCCCACTCGCTCCCTTGCCAGCAGGCTTACGAAGTTTCCCAGGAACAGCTCCACGTTCTTGCCTGAGAAGCCTCGAGAGGTCTTGTAGTACCGCTTGTATTCCGTCTCATCGACCAGGGAATCGACTGGCAGATCGACCCTTGCGTCATCGCGCATCAGCGTCCAGATCGGCTCGTAGTAGCCGGGGCGGGCGATCAGCTTGAATTGACCCAAACCATAGCGCCACAGGCCGTCCAGATGGGCCGAGAAGGCCGCAAACGAATCCGTGTCGATGGCTTCGCCGGTCTTCGCGCTGATCGAGCCGCTGGCGAACTGCTGGATGACCGAATGGTGGTAGCGCAGCTCCACCCGCCACACGTCCGCCTCAGGATCGTAGTTATCAGGATCGGCCGGATCGAAAGAGTCCCGGCGACGCCAGACGCTTTCCCAGAAGTCGAGCTTATCGGTCGCGCGGGCCTGTTCGGTCTTGTTGTAGATACACAGCTGGACGCCGCCAGCGGAGCCGAACATGGACGTTTCGCCCCGGCCGTAAACGCTGGACTTGGTGGCCCACTCCAGTTCCTTGATGCCCGAGATATCCCGGTGCGTCCGCGCGCGGCAATGGAGACGAGCTACCAGATCAACCGGAGGCTTCCAGCCCTGGAGGTCCAACGCCAGATGAACAGCGCACTGGTTGCGTTCGCGGTTGGTCATCACGGCTGCGGCGTAGTAATCCATCCGCTCTTGCAGTCGTTCCGGCGACAGCGCGTCGATGGCGTGCGGCGACACCTCGATTTTCAGGTGTGGCCCGATGTTCTCCAGCTTGGCGTTGAAGTTCTTGATCAGCAGGATGAACCCGAGGTCGGCGTTCTGCAGCTTGTACTGGTAGCCAGAGTCCCGGCCGACCCGTCCCGAGTGCCAGACTTCGCCAGCAAACTCGACCATCGCGCCCGGCTTCTCGAAGAGCGCCATGACTTCCGGGCGGATCAGCCCGCGATAGAGTTGGCGGACGGTATCGACGCCGCAGCGTAGCAATCGGACCTTCGACAGATCGGTGATCGCCGCAGTACCCGGATCAACGAACAGCCGTCCGCGTTTGGTCGGGTTGCCCGTGATGTGGTCCAGTCTCGCTTGGTCTTTAACGCTCATTCTTTGAATCTCCAACAATGTCCAATAACGGACGGTTTCAACTCTGGTTATCTGACGTGTTACAGGGACGTCAGCGCGCGAGCACGCCGGCTCGTGCCTCGCCGTGCGTGCAGTGACGCGCTGACGGTCATCACCACAGGAATTGCCCCTTTTGGTACGGAACGACCGTCAAGCCGCCGCCACTCGATGGCTGAGCAACCACCGGCTGTGAGGCTGGCTGCGAGGGTCGTGGGGTGCTTTGAGCGTCTTGGCGCTGAGAGCTACCAGAGCGGTCGGGGATGGTCGGATCGAAAAAGCCGTACTCAACCACCCGATTGCAGAAGGCGAAGTCCGTTTCTATGCGAGTGCTCTGCTGCGTATAGCACTGGCATACGGTAGGGACGCCATTCACCACCGCATGCGCCATACGCCCGAACTCACGTGCATAGGTGTCGGGATCAGTGCTGGACATGCAGTAGAGCCGAGGGAACGAGACAGGCCGCGTCAGTTCATCGTAGATAGGCGCAGACGCTGGAATCTGCGGCACCCGAGGCACCCGACGCCCTATATAGCCGGCGACTGTTTCGGGAGCGCTAGCCTGACCATCCCCCGCGGGCCGGATAAACGCGCCCACCGTGTCGCGCACCTGATCGACCATGCTCCCCGCCGGCGCGCCACTGCTGGCCGGCGCGACCTTCTCGGCGTTGTAGCGCTCATATGCTCGGTAGACGAGGATGCCCGCACCCAGGATGACGCACAGCGCCAGGATGAACTTGGTCGGCACCTTGGTCTGGAAATGGTGCTTGGCATTAGTGCTGGTATAGGCGCCGAAGTAACGCTTATCCAGGCGAAGCGACTTCTTGTCGGCATCCTTGAAGCTGGTTTTCACCTCCACCTTTTCCACCACCACTTCGGATTCGAAGCGCAGCAGCTGGGCTGACTTGAAGACTCGCCAGTAGTGAATATGGCTGTTACACAGGCGACGCAGGTGCACGTCCACATAGCGGGGGTCTTGCGTGACCAGATGCACTTCGTGACCTTGGTGACGCATGGTCTCGAAGCGTGTGATGTGCTCAGGCGGTCGAGCGCGCGGGTCTCTCGCACCGAACCAGCCTTGAGCCTCATCGACCACGATGATCGAATCGCTCGGCAGCTCGAACCACTTTTCCGGATCTTCAAACTCGAACCACTGCGCTTGCAGTTGCTCGGGCTTGAGGCCGTTGATGTTGTGGTAGTAGACCACCCGGCCTTCGCCATGGGCTTTCTGGTCCACTTCGCGGATGGTGTTCAGGGTCTTGCCGTGGCCGGGTTTGCCGGTGCGGATAACGAGCATGGCGCCTCCTTAGGCTTCGATGGAGGTACCGCCCGGCTTGTGCCAGACCTGATTACGTTTGCGGTCGGTGGCCTTGTCGATCCCGGCCAGGATGAAGCGCGTGGAGATCGCCGCGAAATACAGGTTCACCACCACATCGAACTTGGCGAGTCCGAGAATGCCTTGGATCACCGGCCCCACTTCACCCATCAGGCCGAACAGGTAGTCCTGGGCTTGGCCAATGATCAGGTTGAAGCCCATATAGGTGACGAAGCCGAAGCCGATCATTTTCAGCACCATTTTCACCAGCGGACCAAGGACGATGACGAGCATCTGAACAATGAACAGGAACTGCATTACTGACCTCCTACGGAGCGACCGACGTAGAGCGCGGCGAGAACGGTGGCCACCGCCACGAATAAACCGCTCAGATCACTAGCGGCGCGGCATAGCGGCTCATAGCTGATTTCAAAGGAACGCCCGCCCGCCATGGTCAAGCTGAACTTCTCGGCGGCGGGGCAAGTGGAAGGTAGAAAGCGCGTGCCCTGATTAACGAACGATGGAACGTCGATAACGCCGTTACCTTCATTCAGTTCAAACTTGTCACCGGTGACTGTCGCCTCGATTCCAGGCTTGTGTTTCTCGAAATCGGTCATCTCTTGCGCAAGGCAGAGCTGTTCTTTCTGCTGACGCAGGATTTCGCAGTCGATGGCATCGCCACTACACGAAAAGCCCGCATCGCAGGTGCCGACCGAGGCTTCACGTTCGGGCCCTTCTTCACCTTCATCCTCCCCACCATCCTTATCGCAGCCGGCCCCGGTGCATTCGTAGCTTGAGTCGCCCGGCTTACCTTCAGCATCCTCCTCGCTGGTAGTGGTTTCGGTTTTGCTGGTAGAGGTGCAGGGCTTCACGCCCTTGCAACTGGTCTTGTCAGTTGTGGTATCGGTTTTAGTGGTAGTCGAGCCGTCAGGATTGGGTTTCTTTTCAATGTTCTGCTTTACATCGGTTTTGCTGTAATCCGGTGGCGGGACGCCGGCTTTGCAACTATCACCGCTGCAATCAACCTTTCCAGGCTGCTTGCTTTCCTCAGTTGAATTACATGAACGCGTTTGAGTGCCGTCAGCCTGCGTTTCCCAATCACCGCACTTGCTGTCTTTAGCAAATGTCGGGTCAGCTTTAGTTGGCGGTTTGCTTGGAGGCTGATCAAACACACTACCAGGAGCCGGGTTACCAGCCGTACAAGAATTCCCGTTGCCCTCATAAGCAACAACACAAAACACGTCAGTAAGGTTTTCACCTTCATTAAAACGCTTACAAGTCCGTACAATGTCAGTCAAAACATATTGACATTCGTTTTGACAAACTTCAGGCGGAGGATTATTGCGAACCGAAGAGTCATCAACAGGACCTCGGTTGAATTCATGATCTATTGTTTTGCCATAAGTTGACGCGCATTTGTCTTCTTCTGGTGGCTCAGGGGCTGAGCAGCCGCCTGTTGATGGATCATATGTAGAGCCCGGAGCGCAGCCCATACCACTACGAACAGCAGTTGCGAAACTTGAGCTATAGGTGAGACGGCAACGAGCCGTAGTCTCATTGTCGAAAGCCATGTACATAGGCCCTTTATCCTGTGTATTCGGCGATAGCCGACTAAACCACGCCTCGCACGACTGTTTAGCCGACGGGTAATGTTCTTGAGACCCGGTCACCGTCCAGTAGTAATACAAATCCTCCGCACTAGCAGGCGAATGCCAAAGCAGCAAAGCCATCAAAACCACAAAAATCCTTTTCATATTCACACCCGCCCAAAAAACACGAGGTAAAACGCCAGGGTGGAAAGGATCAGGACGTACAGTTCGTAGCTCATTGGCGTTTCCCTTAAAGAGAAAACCCCGCCGGAGCGGGGTTTGTTTGCTTCGGCACATGCAGTGCGCGGTTTCCGGTTACAGGGCGCGGCGCATGTACTTGAACGCCATGGCGGCGATGATGACGGCGAACACCGCCCAGCCGATGGTGCCGACGTCGGTGCCGGCCTCATCCAGTGCGCCCGTGGCTTCCGGTGGAACAGCCGCGTAGGCCTGTTGAACGGCCAAGAGGCCGGTTGCAGCAGCGGCGCCGAGGGAGCGGCGCAGGGTCTTGATGTGTTTCATGGGGTGATACCTCACTGTTTCAGGACTTTTTTCAGGACCAGGAAGCCGAATACGGTGGCGAACAACACAATCGCTTCGCCCTGTAGCTCGGTGACCTGTTCCCAGGACAGTGCAGCGCCGTAGAGGCTCTGCATTTCCTCGACCGTGAGGGCCACCAGCGAGCCGGAGCAGACGGGCGAACCGTCGGCGCCTTGCAGCCAGTCACCGTCACAGGCGAGGAAATTCATGCACCGGCCTCAAGGAGGTCGGCGGCTTGTTCGAGCGGTTCGCAGTCGGGGCAGACGGCGAAATGGGGCGGCAGGTTGAGGTCCGGCAGCAGATCGCTTTGCGGGGCAGGCAACGCCATGAGCTTGCCCATGTCATTGCCGCAGCAGTCGCAGATCACTCGGTCTTCAATCAACATGGCCACCCCTCCCCTTAGTTGGCTTTGGCCGGCTCCGGCTGAGTGCCGGCAGGCTTAGCGGGTTGTTGGGCGGGGTTCGGGGTTGGCTTCGGGGCTTGAGCGGTAGCGGCTTTCACCGGCTCGACGTGCAGGACGATGAACTTGCCGGTGTTCTTGGACCCGCGCTCGATTTCAGTGGTGACGCGGATCGGCTCCAGCACATCGAGGCCTTCGCAGGCGGCCCACACTTCGTCCAGGGCCTCTTCGGAGACATTCATCGACAGGATGGAAATGCCCAGGTCACGCTTGCCGTCCGGCTCGTCACCGACAAACAGCTTCACCAGCTTTACGTTGTCGAACTCGACTTTCTCAGCGCTGAGAAATGCAACTTCCATGATCGAACGTGCCATTTGTGTTTCCTCTCTCTAGTTGCGCTTTATTGCGCGGCTTTGCTTTCTGTAGGCCGAGCGATCCCGAACCGGTGAACTCGCAAGTTCGCCGAGGTGATCTGTTACTTGGCCTACCGGTTAAAACGTCGCGTTGTGCGTGTTCTCTAGTTGGTTAACACCAAGGGCTTTGCCCTTGTCATCCCACTCTCGCCGCCGAGGGCTCAGGAGCGCGGGGAGTAAAGCGTTCCCCGCCCTCCCGAGCGGAGGCTGTTTCTGTTCGTGCAGGGTCAAGGGTGCGCTGCGCCCGTGCTTCCGTTCGCCGGATCGGTGAAGCGTGATCCGACGAGCCGGGAGCGCGGCCCTGGACCTGGACAGACCGAGCTGTATTGGCGAGCTGACTCATCACATAGCCGCCCCACTGCGCAGCGATGGCGTCCGCAATGCCCTGATAGGTACGCGAGCGGTTCTTCCAGCGGTCCGGTCCAGGTGCCATGTGATGCACAGTCGGTTCGCGACCGTCGACGATCTCGGTCGGCACCAGGAGCGGCAGGTTCTGGAGCCACCAGCAGGTGCGCTTCAACTCGCCATGACCGAACTGCCAAGGCTGAATGGTCTGGTCCGGCTTGCGAATGTGGGTGGAGATCACCGAAACAGGGTTCTCCAGCCCCTTGAACCGGATCGGAGCAGCCAGGAGCTTGCGGACGAAATCTAGGGCGCGGGCTTGGCGGCCATCGGCAATCTTGGCGGCGAAGTGGCGGGCGCCCGAGACAGCGAGATCCGTGCAAGGCGGATGAGCAATCAGCAGATCCCAGCCCCAATCGAGCACATCCAGCACATCCCCCTGGATGTGTTCACCTTCGGTTTCGGATGGCAGCAGGTCGCAGCTGACCGCGTAGAAACCGGCGCGGGTCAGCGCATCGCGGACACGACCGGAGAACTCGCAGGCAATGAGAGCAGTTGGCTGTCTCATGCCATCACCCCACCAGCTCGAACGGTTCGTGAATCGGGACGTAAGGCGTTGGCCGGCCAGTGTCGAGCACAACGCTCCAGTACTTCGGCGGTCGGTCGGGTGGCGTGTGCTTCTCGCAGATAAAGGCCGGTTCCACTGTCCACTCCGAGACCAGAGGCTTCCAGGTTCCACCGACGCAGCCCATTTGCAGCGTGCGAATCGGCCGCGCATACGCGGGGCGGCATTGGGCGCAGGGTGTTGACAGGGAGCGAGCGGGTTTTGCCATTTCGCGTCGGGACCAGCAGACAGAGCAGTCGCAGTCCGGTGCGTGAGGAAGCCGGCTGTAGGCGCTCATGGTCGATGGCCTCATTCATCGGCGTAATCCCCCTGGCAGAACACCGACTTGCCCCGCTCGATGTCGCGGCGGATGCGGTGCAGGTTGATGACGCGGCGGCGGCCGATCTTCACGGTCGGGAGCGTGTTGGTTTCCACCCATCCGCGCACCACGTCCTCGGTGATCTGCTCGACGCCCATCATTTCAGCCAGCACGAGCTGAGTGCAGAACGGTGCTTCTCGGAAGCTGATGATCCGTTCGACTTGGCCTTCGATGGTTAACCCCACTACACCAGACTGTTCCATAGCTTTTGCCCTATAATCATCCCAACCGACCACTAAGTAATACTTACTAAGCTGAAGCCATTATGCCTCAAGCCTTACTGAGTACAAGCTACTAAGTAGATCATTTTAGAATGATAAAAGACCGGCTTATAAGCCTTTTTGATAGCAAGCGAACAAGTGTCTGGTTTGAAAAAGAGACCGGCATTGATCGGTATCGATGGGGAAACATTCGCAACGGCAAAGCACGCCTTTCTGATGCAGAGATCGAGGCGGTGGTGAAAGTGTTTCCTCAGTACGCTCTATGGCTTGTCACTGGGCAGACCGCACCCGAATGCGGCCAAACAAGTCCCGAATACGACGAGGCCAACCGAAACTTGGCCAATCCAAACGCGGGATAGCGATCACATAGGAAGTAGCTAGGCGCTGGTACGCCCGTACGTAGGCCAAGAAAGAGACCGACAGCAAAGAGAAATTTCTATGCTGTCGGCATTAGAGGCTTTTCTAAGTAAACTTCAAGTTCATTTGAGCTTCAAAAACAATTAATTCGCTTTCCTCATTATCCCTCATTGCTGCAACTAGCTTGGGGTCAATTGTTATCTCACCATCTTGGTCTAGACGAATTTTATCTGAATATTTGTTTAGTATTAAATCTGACAAGCCACGACTGAAACCGTCTTTTATCATTTTGATTTTTGTTTCGTTAGTTGTTCCATATTTTATTGTTTTATAAAAGCTTGGCTCGATAGCCTCAACTCCATTCATAACTTCAACAAATCTAAAAATATGGTAGTCGAAGAAGTCTTCTTCTTCTTTTATCCTTACTATAGCGAGATTTATCTTTTCCTTTTTGGATTTGGTTGACATATCAACCCAGTGCTCATTAAAGCTCTCGTTATAGGAAGTGTCACCCCACTTTCCAACGTAAACAAGGGGTGATCTTTGACTTTGAGAAAGATCATCCCAGTGCCTTATATACTGATAAATTATTTGCTTTACTGAATACTTTTTAATTTGCCAGTCAAGCATCATTGCGTAGAATTTGCGCGCCGATTCTTCTTCGAGTCGAGAAAGCTCACTGTAGCCGTGCGATTCATCAAAATAATCAATAAAGCATTGCTTGATAGCAAGCATTAGAGTCGTGGAATCTTGGATCTGACCGTGAGTCTCAATAAATTGAGAAAGTTCATGTGCTATTTCCTCCTCGGCATCAAAGACGTCGATTTCTCCTATGCCATTTGCTAGCAAGAGCCGTCCCACCTCTGTGGTCACATATTTGCACTCACGATCATCCACTATACCTGGCTGGAGATTTTCAAGTCTCTCAACTGCGTCTTCAAATTTTTTGGAGTTTGAGTCGTCAATATCCGTGCCTTCAAGGAGAACATTTTTCAAACTGTCTTGGTCTTCTTTGGATACATTCACAGTTTTTTGGTAGTAACCCTCAAGGTCTGATCCTTTTCGGGTGTAACCATCTACTCCCAATAAATATATACTCGACTCAAGTCGTTTAAGTGCTGTAGAGCCCTTTTCTGAAAAAACTTCGCTGAAGCGATTAACCCTGCCAACTAGGTTCTTAAATTGAGAAGGTGATAAAAGGTTTGCACCTTTACGGTGGTCAATAAGGAATAGTTTTTCAATGGGGAGGTTAACCCCTTCTAGAAGGGTAGCGCTACAAACCAAATACTTAAGTTTATTTGATTTCGAAAATACACTTTCTAGATAGAGCCTAACTGTGTCGGCTATTGAGCCATGATGATACATGACACCCCGACGCAAGCAGTCGATAATTAAATACTGACTATCAAAGTTATCTGAAAGCTCGTCACATGCTTTATTTATTATTGGGCATTGCACTTTAGGAAGCCGCTGAGCTAGAGACCAGGCGAAATATTCAATGTTTTTAGGCTTATTACCGTAAATGATATTCTTTGAGAGTGCTTCACCTAGGATAAGGTCAAAACAGTTATTGTATTTTGTTTTGAGAGATACCCACGAGTTGACGAAGTGGTCGTAGAGCTGAAGCTCGCCTGTTCCGTGGTTTTCTCTAAAGTCGCAAAGGTGAAAGCGCTCTGATTTTACGTACTCGTCAATTCTGAAGCCTTTGATTCCAAGCTTAAGATAACGAACACGAAGATTAAGCTCGTCGCATATAAAGGGCGTTAGAAATTTAAATGATGCATCTCGATTTCTTGCGCCAGCCACGCATATCGATGTAGCTAACAGCTCGTTTCGCCTGTCGCCACTGAGAAGGTTGTGAGCCTCGTCTACGAATACAATATCAAACGAAAGCTCGGAGTGTTCGCTCAATAGCCTAGTTAGGCGCTCCTGGGTTAAAACAAAAATCCGACACTGTTTGTTGTCGGAGTACATCTCTGGGTGAGTAACTATCCTTCCGACAGTATCTATGTCAGCATCAACCAGTCTCTTTTTGGTTTGGGCGAGTAGTGCCTTGGAGGGCACAAGGATACATATTTTTTTGTGTGGGTTATCTCTGACGGTAGAGATTATTAACTCAGACTTTCCGTAAGATGTGGGGGCAACTATAACAAGTGAGTTATCGGTTTCCTTGTGAACGAAATCTTGCAGCAATGACTGCTGCTCTGTCATTACTAGGCCGTTTTGTCTGAAGGTATCAATGTAGCTATTAATATAGTTTGACAGAAATGAGTCTGAAAGTCTTCGGTCATTTTCAGGGTCTGAATTGATAACTGCAGAAACAGGCATGAGGCCGCTGTTAATCGCCACATCATATAGAGCATCATAACGCCCTGAGCGATTTCCGTAAAAAAGAACAATTCTATAACCTAAACGCTTTATATCTGCTGCTGAGTGGTTTAAGAACAGTACTGCTATGGCAAGTAGCTTTACTATTTCGGAATCTGATAGATCTATTCCAGAAAGAAATCTTAGATATAGCTCCTTAAAGGAAGTGTTTGCAAGTCGTCTGAGTGTGAGTTCTTTCATTTTCTAGCATCCTGCTTCGGCCTTTAGAAAGCTCTCTATTTTATTGAGCGTTCCTTTGTGAATGGAGAGAGCGAAAAAGGACTTAAATATTCCTTTATTTTTTAGGTCTTCTGTGAAGTCTGACAGTGTGCTTTCCAGCACTCGCATGGACACTTCACTAAAAAGCGCTGATACTAGAAAAGCGTTGTTGTCTTGACTATTAGGTAAACCGCAGGCAACTAAATCTCCCTCTGACTCAAGTATCTCTATAACTATGTCTTTGTAATCGGAGCTTGAGTCAATCGCAACGCGGGCGGCGTGAATGGCGTTTTGCCAATGATTTAGCTGTTGCTCAGCGAGTCGCAGCTTTAAGTCATCACGCGCTGTGCATAATAAATCGGCAGTTGTCGCGCTTTGATCCTTGTCCTTGTGAAGCTCACCCGATTTTACTTCAGTTATCCAGACTCCTTGGCTTGAGGATTCATATAGTAGAAGATCAAAACCTTTTTTTATGTTCCGCTCTTCTAGGTTGAAAAACGGAGATACAACTTCAAAACGAGGGAAAAGATTAAGTAAGATCACGTGCGAGAGAAGTTCGCCAAGCATTCCTTTTTTAGTGAGGGCTGCTTTGGAGTTGTAGCGTTCCCAAAATGTTTTAATCGTGATGTTATATTTATACATTTCTCTGCCACGACTTGCCTGTTGTGCTCCATGGCAAATTCTAGACAAATTTTCTTTGATGGATTCCCTTAATTCATCAGAGAAATTTTCCACGCAGCACAGTGCATAGCCATCGCATTCCTTAAAGTAAACCCCATCCACGCCACACCGTCCTTATGCAATGACTCAAATTGCTTAATATCGAGCCGGTTGGTAAGTTTTCCTTCTGTACCCACCGTAAGCAGCCCTTCTGCTCTCGTTGGCCAATTGCTATCACGGAACCTAACTCCTTAACCTGTAAAGGTAAAGACGGGAGGTGACTACGTTGGTCGAATTTTCTGGAAAGGACTGGTCTAGCCAGCGTGGGAAGAGCCGAAAGCCCCGTTTTATGGGGCTGCCTGGCTCAGCGAGGGGGGGCGTAGCGAATTCATAATGCTGGGGTCCGGGGTTCAAGTCCCTGCGTAGCCACCATATTCAAGAAAGGGTTCAGCGAAAGCTGAACCCTTTTTTTGTGCCTGCCGTTTAGCCAAACAGCATCGAGTACCGCCATGAGAGATGACTTCGACAACATCCGCGCCGAACGCGAAACGCCCTACCGCACCGCCGCTACCTCGTCCAACAAGTACGCCGGGCTCTGGAAACAGATCGCCATAGGGACCGTCGTTGGCCATCTGTCGTTGGGGTTGATAGGTGCGGTGGTCTGGATGGTTGCGGCGCAGTTCTTACCCAACGGCCTGTCGTTCACAGCGCCTTAA